AAAATTTAGACAAAGAGGTATTGATATTACAAGAAATGCTTTAAATAATATAAAAGTTAACAGATCTGCATATAAAGCAGGTTATTTTTCAAGTGGAGCGGATAATCCTTACCATATAAAAACTAAAGATGGTAAAGAGAACATTGATTGGCTCTTTAAATAATATTTATAATTATAATAATAAATTATGGCTGACAAAAGCGTATTTAGTAGATTAAGAAGATTGTTTTCAACTGACGTAGTAATACGAAATGTAGGTGGAAATCAATTAAAAGTAATAGATAGTGGAAAGATTCAATCAATGGGAGAAATTGAAACAAATTCTCTAATTGATAGATATAATAGGATTTATTCTTCAACGAGTCCATCATCATTGTATGGTGCTCAATTTAATATAAATTACCAATACTTAAGACCTATATTATATTCAGAATATGATGTAATGGATCAAGATGCAATTATTGCTTCTGCTTTAGATATTTTAGCAGATGAATCTACTTTAAAAAATGATATGGGAGAAGTACTTCAAATTAGAAGTGCTAACGAAGATATACAGAAAATTTTGTATAATCTATTTTATGATGTATTAAACATTGAGTTTAATCTTTGGATGTGGATTAGACAAATGTGTAAATATGGTGATTTTTTCTTAAAATTAGAAATAGCTGAAAAATTTGGGGTATATAATGTAATACCTTACACAGCATATCATATTGAAAGAATGGAAGGATTTAATGATGAAAATCCCCATGAAATAAAATATAAGTATGCCCCAGATGGTTTAATTAGTTTAAGTTCTGGGATGTTCCCAGTTCCTAACTCAGCAGGCCAAATGGAAGATCCAAGTGGAATTTATTTTGATAACTATGAAATGGCACATTTTAGATTAGTATCAGATGTAAATTATTTACCATATGGAAGAGCTTATATTGAACCAGCTAGAAAATTATTTAAACAATATACTTTAATGGAAGATGCAATGTTAATTCATAGAATTGCACGTGCTCCTGAAAAACGTATTTTTTATATGAATGTAGGTTCTATTCCTCCAAATGAAATAGAAACATTTATGCAAAAAACTATTTCACAATTAAAAAGAACTCCGTTTTTAGATGAAAAAACTGGTGATTATAATTTAAAATATAACATGCAAAACATGTTAGAAGATTTTTATATTCCAATTCGTGGAAATGATACATCAACAAAAATAGAAACAACACCAGGATTAGCTTATGACGGTATTCAAGATGTTGAATATTTAAGAGAAAAATTATTTGCAGCTTTAAAAATTCCTAAAGCATTTTTAGGATATGAAGAAGATATAGAAGGTAAAGCTACATTAGCTGCCCAAGATATTAGGTTTGCTCGTACTATAGAAAGATTACAAAGAATAGTACTATCAGAATTAAACAAAATTGCATTAGTTCATTTATATACTCAAGGGTATACAGATGAAACATTAACTAATTTTTCACTTCAATTAAATAGTCCATCTATTGTATTAGAACAAGAAAAAATAGAATTATTAAAAGGAAAGACTGAATTAGCAGGTCAATTATTAGAACAAGGTTTAGTACCATCTGATTGGATTTATGATAATGTTTATCAATTTAGTGAAGATCAATATGAAGAATATAGAGATTTAAGTAGAGAAGATGCTAAACGTAAATTTAGATTAGCACAAATAGAAGCAGAAGGTAATGATCCAGTCAAAACTGGTAAATCTTACGGTACCCCACATGATTTAGCTTCATTATATGGAAAAGGTAGAATGTATACTAACCCAGGTGATGTACCAAAACCAGAGGAATACGCAGCTGATGATCCTAAATTAGGAAGACCAAAAGTTTCTAATACAAAACGTAATACTCAAGATGATAACTTTGGAAAAGATAGATTAGGGGTTAAAAGAATGAAAGACACAGATAAAAATGATTCTGATTCTATTAAACCTAAATTTCAAGGTGGCAGTCCATTAGCTCTTGAAGATGCTAGAACAGCTTATTATAAAAATCTAGATGTCTTTAAAGCTTTAAAGAAGAAAAATTTAATATTTGAAAAAGATAATACTGAATCTAAACTATTAGATGAAAATCAATTAAAGAAGTAAATTTTTTTTCATATTTATAAATAAATATATTTTTTGATGAAAATAAAACATTCGAAGTATAAAAATACTGGTGTTCTTTTTGAATTATTAGTGCGCCAAATTACATCAGATACACTCAAAGGTGCAAATTCTCCAGCAATTGATATTTTAAAAAAATATTTTGTAAAAACTTCATTAGGTAGAGAATATAAGTTGTATGAGTCTATAATGAAATCTAAAGTTTTAAATGAAGGTAGAGCTAATGCTATAGTTAGTACTATTTTAGAAAATTCTAAAAAGTTTAGTAGATCTTCTTTAAGAAAACAAAAATATAATTTAATCAATGAAATCAGAAAACATTATGATTTAGATGTTTTCTTTGGTTCGAAAATAAAAAATTATAAGGAATTAGCAGCTTTATATACTTTAATTGAAAGTTATAATACAGAACAAAGTACTAGTCCTGATCAATTAATTAATAATAAAGTTACTTTATTAGAATATTTAACTAAAAAAGAAGTTAAGGTTGATGATGTAAAAGAAGATGTATTAAAAGAATTTGACAATTATGATAAAGATACTAGAATTTTAACTCATAAAATTTTACTAGAAAAATTTAATGATAAGTATCAAGATTTATCTAAAGAACAAAAACAAGTACTTAAAGAATATATTAATTCCGTTGATTCAACTCCATCATTAAGAAGTTTTTATAATTCAAAAATTAATGAATTAAAAGAACTACTTTTAAAAGAATCAAAAAATATAAAAGATAAAGCTACTCAGATTAAAATAACTGAAGTATCTAAATTTTTAACTGAATTAAAGAAAACAGATAAAGTAGGAGACGATAATTTAGTTGATTTGTTACGTTATTATGAATTAGTTAAAGAAATTAAAGTAGCAAATGCCATACAAATATAAACTTACTGAAATGTCAAAAACTGCTTCACCAGAAGAAGCAGCTAAAGAATTAAGAAGACCCCAAGATTGGTTTGAAATTGGAAAGGTTACTTATAGTGATGATGGTCAAAGAAAATCTACAGTAACAGGTATTAATGATGAAACAGGAACAATTTCATGGAAAATTGAACAATTGCCTGGATTTGACAAGTTAGGTGAAGAATTAAATGATGTACTAGATACTGCTAAAAGAGTATTTCAAAAAACTAAAGGAGATGTTAAATGGAGAGAGATATATGAAGAAATACGTGATATAAGAAATAAAGTTAGAACTCATTTAAGAAACGAATACCCAGACGAATTTAAAAGAATGCGTAGGTTAAATATTATGGAGGATGATGTTGAAGAAATATCAACTTCTGGTGCTGCTGGTGCTTATAATACTCCATATGCATTTAGGAAAAAAGGTTCAAAACCTGATGATGAAGAATTATTAAAAATGGGTTTTAAACCAGTAAAAGAAAAAAATAACAAAAAACTACCAGTAGTAAGAAAAAAACTAGCGAAAGTACCTAAAGCTGGAAAAACAGCCTATAAATACAAAATGAAAATGCCATCAGGGTTAGTAAGTACTTTAGGTTATACAATGAATGAAAAAATTGATTATGATGAAGCTTTAACACTAAGAGGAATGTTAGCTGATTATGAAAAACAAAGAGAGCAAATGTTTAGAGACATGGAAAATGATCCTTCCGTTGAACCAGAAGGAGGCCCTGTTGCTAATAGATATGGAAATGAATTAAATAGACTTACTGATAAAATAGATAAAGTTAGAAAACAACTTTATGATTATGACATGAATGAAGGTACTTGTGGGTATGATAGAGATGTAAATGGTAAAAAATTAAAAGGACCAGGAGGATTAGGTGAAGATCTTGATGAAAGTCGATATACTAAAATTAGAGATTATTATAAAAAGATAGATAAATTAAAACAGAGTTCACAAAAAGAGTACGAAAAAAGAAAAGAAGCTGAAAAAATAAAAGAAAATAAACAAAACCCAGGTGCAACATTAGGTCCAGGACCAGCTGCAGGGCCTGATGGAGTAACAGATAACGCATATACAAAACAATTTAAATATCGTTTAGTCCCTAAAAATAAGGATGGAACTTACGTACAAAAGGGTTCAGGAATGATAGTTAAGAAATTATTTTAATATGTATAAATATACATTAGTAGAGCAAGACGAAAAAATTGAAAAGTTTCACAAAGAAAGAATTGAAGCTTTTGATAATTTAGAAGCAAGACTAGATAATGTAAAAAAATTATTACGTCAAGGTAAAATTGAGACGATTAAACATTATAGAAATAATCCAAATGATTTTTCTGTAATTATTGGAACAGATTTAATTGGCGATTATTTTAACGATATAGAAACTTTATTAAAAAACGATTGATATGAGCAAATCACCAGAAAAATTACATGAAGAACTAACAAAAAAGTTAGTTACTGAAAATTATGTTGATTTAAAACCAATAAATAAAATTGAGTCTACTGCTAAGGAACCATTTTGGAAAAATTTTGAAAAATTCTTAGCTGAAGGAGATTCACTTAACCCTATTGTAAATACTGAAGAAAAAGTAAATACAAAAGAAGAGGATGAAAAAATTAAAAATAATGAAGGAAAATTTACTATGGAAACTAAAGAAACTGGAACATATAAAGTTTCTAAATCTGTAGAAAATATTGAATCCCACAATTATGATTATGATCCTAAAGTAGAAAATATAAATAATGTTAATGCTCAAGAATTATTAAATGGAGTTCAGTGTGAAATCAATTATAATAAAGAATTAACCTTAGATGAAGCTAAAGAAATAGCTATTAAAAATTTAGCAAAAGATCCATTACATTATGTAAAAGAAGGTCAATTTGGTATTAAAGGTTTAGGATATGAAGAACAAAAAATATCAGAAAATGATGGTGAAAATTATGGAGGTAGTGGATATAGTGAAAAAGTAAAAGATACTGATAACGCTATGCAAGTAGTAAAAGAATCAAAAGAAGAAAGTTGTTGTCCAAAAGAACAAATTAATGAGCAATTAGGTGGAATCGTAACATCAGGTAATCCACATTCATTAGCAGCTATGTCAGGTGAAGTAATTAGAAATATGATGGCTGAAAAAGAAGAAAAAAAATTACCTATGGATGAAGCAGAAGATGAAGGAACTGCTGTATCATATTCTGATACCTATGCTACTATGGAAGCTGAAAAAAGACCAGATTATCCAGATGTTGATAAAGATGGTGATAGAGAAGAATCAATGGAAAAAGCTCTTAAAGATAAAGAAAGTAAAAAAAGAATGAAAAAAGAAAATATTGAAACTAAATTAGCAGAAATAGGTAAAGCTGGTGACATTACAAAAATGGAAGCTCAATTAGAATTTTTAACTAATCATATAACTGAAAAAGAAGAAAGAGTTAATTCAATTAATGAAGATGATAATTTAAAAGAATTAGTTGATAAAAAGAAAATGAAAGACATGCAAAGAGAAATTAAGCTTTTAGAAAAAAGAAAAAGCAAAATGGAGAAAATGTATGAAAAAATGTCTGGTAAGTCATTTTCAATGGAATCAATTATTAACGAAAATGAACCAGTAGAGATTCCAAATTCTATAATGGTTAAAATTAATTCTAAAGTTATTGATGTAAAATCAGCAGCACAAGCTATGCTAGATTTTTATAATCAAATGAAAGAAAAAGAAAATATTGATTTTTCTAATAATGCAAAATTTAAAATTGCATTAGATAACTTTGATAAATTAGCACAAGCAGAAGTAGAAGCAGAAAATGAGTAAACAACTTTTAATAGAAACTCATACATTTCATATTTCTCCGTCTCAACTAAATGAAAATGTTAACAAGGAGAATGGCAATTTAATTGTCGAAGGTATCCTCGCTACAGCAGAAGTTAAAAATGGGAACGGACGTTATTACGCAAAAGATTTATGGAATAGAGAAATGGATAAATACAAAGATCTTGTCGATCAGAGAAGATCAATGGGAGAACTAGACCATCCAGAATCTACAGTTATAAATTTAAAAAATGTATCTCATTTAATAAATGATTTTTGGTGGGATGGAGATAATGTAATGGGTAAAATAGAAATTTTACCAACCCCATCAGGAAATATACTTAAAGAACTTATAAAAAATGGAGTATCAGTAGGTGTTTCATCTAGAGGTATGGGTTCATTAGAACCAAATGGTTCTGTAATGGAAGTACAAGATGATTTTGAGTTATTATGTTGGGATTTTGTATCTACTCCTTCCAACCCAGGTTCTTATATGCATGTTTTAAAAGAAGGTAAAGAACAAATTACTTTTGATTATACAAAGGTAAACCAAATTCTACACGAAATACTTTGTTCTAAAGGAAATTGCCCTATTTTTTAATTTTCCAAAATATTCATATACGTATAACCGTAATACACCATCTCTTATATGGTGTCAGTTAATTAATAATTCCTATTGCGATTCATAATAATCGTATTTCACAAACTTAAATTTTGAGATTATGGCAAACAAAGATTTGTTAAAAGAAGCAATTGCTGACGCTAAAGCCGTTAAGGAAGTAGCAATAGCAAATGCAAAACTTGCTCTTGAAGAAGCCTTCACACCTCATCTTAAGTCTATGTTATCTGCTAAGTTAGAAGAAATGGATAAAGAAGACGACAAAAAAGTCGACGAGTACGGATCCATGAAAAAATACGAAGAAGATGATGTACAAAAAGAAGAGAAAGAAGACAAGGACAAGTTGGACGAAATTAATCTTGACGAATTGCTAGCTGAACTCGATGAAGAAATGTCTGATGCAGACAAAAAGAAAATCGATAGAGAAGCAGACGCTATCCGTGACGACGCTGATCAAATCTCTAAATTAGCTAAAGATGCAGGGGAAGACGCTGAAGACATCAAAGACAAAGTCGAAGATGATAAAGCGATTGACGCTGTAAGAGATGACATGGATCAAATTTCTAAACTAGCAAAAGATGCTGGTGAAGATGCGAAAGATGTTAAAGTATCTGAAGAAATCAATGAAGATGAAAGAACAGATGCTGAAGAAGAAGGCTATTTAGACGGTATGAAAGACGAAAAAGAAGACATGGAAGACGAAGACGTTGATCTAGAAGATATGTCAGAAGACGATCTTAAAGGATTCATTGAAGATGTCATTAAAGACATGGTCGGAGATGGAACCATAGAGGCAGGCGAAGAATTTGTTGAAGATGAAGTTGAAGTCGAAGATGATGAAATCGAAATTGAGGATGAAGAATCAGTAGATGTTGATGTTGAAATTGACGAAGCTAAACGTGGAAGAAAAGAACCTATGACTAAAAAAGAAAAGGCAGAAGGTGATGACCGCGACTATGACAATCCAGCAGAAGAACAAGCTGAAGAAGATAGATTAAAAGAAGCATTAGCTCAAGTAAATGAGTTAAAAGCTGAACTTAATGAAGTTAATATCTTAAATTCTAAACTTCTTTATTCAAATAAGATTTTTAAGTCGAAAAACTTGACTGAAGACAAAAAAGTAAAAGTGCTTAAAGCATTTGACAAAGCGTCAACAGTAAAAGAAGCAAAAGTTATTTTTGAAACATTAAACGAAGGATTAGTATCAAAATCTACTCCTAAATTTAATAAGATAAAAGGCAGTGCTTCAAAAGCGACAGGTATAGTATCTGAAGCTAAAAAACCAATAATTGAATCGAATGATGTTTATAACAGAATGAGACAATTAGCGGGATTAATTTAAAATAATTTTATAACCCTTTTAAACTTAAAAAAATGAGCTTAAATTCTTTATTAGAAAGCGCGAACCCATATCACTCAATGCAGAGTGACGCTGCTAAATTAGCAACAAAATGGGAAAAAACAGGTTTATTAGAAGGTTTAGGTGGCGCTCACAAAAATAATATGGGTGTTATTCTTGAAAACCAAGCTAAACAACTTGTTGTTGAGCAGAGTTCTACAGGTGGAGGCGCAGCTTCTTCTGGTACATTTACTTCACAAACTAGTGTGAATATAGGTGGTCAGTGGGCAGGTGTTGCATTACCATTAGTTAGAAAAGTCTTCGGACAAATTGCTGCTCAAGAATTCGTTTCTGTTCAACCAATGAATTTACCTTCTGGTCTAGTATTTTATCTAGATTTCCAGTATGGAAGTGCTAAAACTCCATTCGCAGCAGGTAGTTCCCTTTATGGTGACAAAAACGCAATAGACAACCCGTTTGGTAATACAAACGAAGGTGGTCTTTATGGATCAGGTAGATTTGGATATTCTGTTCAAAACACTGAATCTAAAGTAGAACAAACAGGATTAGTTGCAGAAGATGCAACTTGGGACGAAGTAAATTTCAACAGTACTTACTCAGCCTCTGTTGCTGCAGGTCAGTATTGGGCTTTAACAGTACCTACTTCATCACTTGCTTATGGTGATTTTGAAGGTGTCAAAGGATTCAATATATTTACAGGTTCACTTACTGCTGCTGTTATTACAGGATCTGACGGAACAGTTCCTGGTGCACAATTATCAGAATTTACTGATTATGATGGTGGTGCTAATGTAAAGTTCGTTGTATCAAAATCTAAATTTGGTTTAGGTGGTAATGCTGCTACAGCATCTGTATGGGTAAATTACCAATTACAGCCAACTGACCAATATAGAGGTGATTTTGAAGCAGGTAACTCACAGCCTAACTCATATAATGATGAGGATCAAGACTGCTGCCCAGACCAAGTTATTCCAGAAATCAACATTCAGATGCAATCATCTGCTATCGTTGCTAAAACTAGAAAACTTAAAGCTGTTTGGACACCTGAGTTCGCTCAAGATCTTAACGCTTACCATGCACTAGATGCTGAAGCTGAATTAACTTCAATCTTAAGTGAGTACATTTCATTAGAAATTGACTTAGAAATCTTAAGTATGTTAATTGATTCTGCTGCTGCAGGAACAGAAAATTGGTCAGCTGTTAACAACCAAGCAATTACTGGAACTGGTGCTGCTATAGTACAATCAGATCTAGGATTCTATAATAGCCAAGGACAATGGTTCCAAACTTTAGGAACTAAAATCCAAAAGCTAAGTAACATTATTCATCAGAAAACTCTTAGAGGTGGTGCTAACTTTATGGTAGTATCTCCAACAGTTGCTACTATCCTAGAATCAATTCCAGGATTTGCTAGTAATTCTGATGGTAGTGCTGATAAAATGACATATGCATTTGGAGTACAAAAAGTTGGTGCTCTTAATGATCGTCAGAAAGTTTACAAAAACCCTTACATGACTGCTAACACAATCCTTTTAGGATTTAGAGGTTCTCAGTTCCTTGAAAGTGGTGCTGTATTCGCTCCTTACATTCCGTTAATAATGACTCCACTTGTATACGATCCAGATACGTTCGTACCAAGAAAAGGTCTATTAACTAGATACGCTAAGAAAATGGTTAGACCAGAATTCTATGGTATCATTAATGTTGCTGGATTAAATACTTTATAATTAGTAGTTTAATACAGAGATAATTAAAGCCCGGTTTTTACCGGGCTTTTTTTATTCTTTGGTATTAGACAAATTAATTTAATATTTATAATAAAAATAACTTATGGCAACTTGTAACCCTACTGGTTCTTTAACAGTAATCATTAATGAAAGCATAGAATTACCTAATGGTAATATCGAAACTGCAATAAACAGAAAAGTAATCCCAGATGTATGTCAGTTAGTAAGAAGAATAGATACAATTTCTTCAAAATGGGAAAATACAGGAGTTGAATTATTAAGATTTGTTGATGATGAATCATCACAAGTAGCAGGTTCATTCGTTAGAGATACCGTTAAATACATGAGATTTACAAATTTAGATGATAATAATTATGTATCTATTTATTTAATCCAGGATAGTCCAGATGCTCAATCTCCTAATACTGGTAATGAAGGAAGTGGTGATGAAGGTGTATTTAAATTAGATCCTGGTAAATCATTAATGTTTTCAAATGCACAATTTGAGAGTACTAATTATTATGATTATGTAGTTGAAGGTTATGTTGATATACAATATTTTAATAATTTTGCTTCTTTATATAGTGTAAAAGCAAAAGCTAATAACCAAGATGTAAGAATAGAGTACCTTGTAGGTTCTTCTTAATATTTATAATAAAATTAAAAAAATAAAATAAAATGGCGTTAACATTTAGAACAGGTTCAGATGGAAAAGGTTCAGCCTTAACAATAAATGAATTAGATAATAACTTTAGATATTTTACAGGCTCACATCCTGTTAGTGGATCTTTTGAAGTAACAGGTAGTACAATAATATCAGGATCATTATTCATAAGTAGTAGTAATACTAGTTCAATTATTTTTGATCATCTTTCAACAACAGAACCTACTATAACTGGTTCTTTATGGCTATCAGGTAGTAGTGAAGCTCACCCAAGTTCATCATATTTAATGATATTTAATCCATAATATAGATATTTATCAAATAAAAAAATAAGACCTCAATTTGGGGTCTTTTTTTTCATATTTATAATAAAAATATTTTACTATGAATGTCCCAATTTCTTCCTTCC